GAAGTTTTCTCAATCCTGCTCATCGCTTATGGACTATTCTTGATAGCAATTCCATTAGGGCTGATTTTTGTCGGCCTGTCAGTTCTATTGTTCACGGCTGCTTACGAGCGTGGTCGGAAAGGTAAGTGATGTTGTCAAGACTGTTGGGTGATGGCAACGAAAGCCGAGCAATATCTACGCAGTCTTTGTTTGCATTAGGTGACGGATTTAGTGTCACCACAAATAGCGGAACTGTTATCACGGAAAAAGATTCGCTCAAGATTGAAGCGGTCTATGCGTGTGTGCGTATGATTTCGGATTCAATTTCTACGCTACCTGTTGACACGTTCCTTCGTTTGGATGGGACTCGTAGACCGTTCCGTCCTCGTCCACAATGGTTAGATATACCTGAGTCGGGTGTGACTCGTATCGAACATTTCCAGCAGGTGTTGGTTTCGTTGATGTTGAACGGTAACTCGTTCACTCGTATCGTGCGCGACGATCAGGGGATTGCTGCGCTAGTTGTGTTGAACCCTCAGAGGGTGGAGTGCAGTCGTGACCGTGTGACTCGTCGTCCGATTTATGTGTATGAAAGTCGTGACGTGATTTCGGCTGAAGACATGATTCATATCACCGAGCTTCGTTTGCCTGGTGAGATGCGTGGCATTTCACGCATTGACTTCATGAAGGAAAACTTGGGTCTTGCGAAAGCGTTGGAGGAGTTCGCTGCACGGTTCTTCGGTCAAGGCTCATCAGCTTCCGGCATCATCGAGTTCCCTGGCAACCTGACCCGTGAGCAGGCTAAAGATTTGGTGTCAGGCTTTGAAGAAGGCCATAAAGGTTTGCGTCGTTCGCATCGTCCAGGTGTGTTGTTCGGTGGGGCTAAGTTCACGAAGACAACTGTGGACAATGATTCGGCACAGTTCCTAGAGTCACGTCGTTTCGCTGTTGAAGAGATTGCCCGTATCTTCCGTGTGCCTCCGAGCATGCTTGGTGTGACTACGGCTGGGGCGATGTCGTATGCGTCGGTGGAACAGAACGGCATCCAGTATGTGACCCATACGCTTAGGCCTTACATTGAAAAGATTGAGGAAGGGTATTCCCGTTTGCTTGAGGGTCGTGCCTTTATGAAGTTCAATGTGGATGGGTTGTTGCGTGGTGACCAAGCGTCACGGTACACATCGTTCTCAACAGGTCTCCAATCAGGCTTCTTGTCAATCAACGACATTCATCGTCTTGAGGACATGCCTCCTGTGGATGGTGGAGATTCGTATCGTGTGCCGTTGGCGAACGTGGACATCAATGCTGCGAACTTGGCTGAGATGCAGTCGAAGGCTGAGATTGCTCAGCGTTTGATTTTGGCTGGGTTTGATCCGGCTGAGGTGTTGGCGACGGTTGGTCTTCCTGCGATTGGTCATACTGGTTTGCCTTCGAGTCAGTTGCAACAGATTTCTACTGTCGCACCACTTGACCCGAAGTCAGCGTATGAGGTGAAGTCGCAGAACATGGACATCAATCTTCCTCAGACGGTTATGAACTACACGCCTCCAGCGATCAACATTCCTGCTCCTGTTATCAATGTTCCTGAGACTGTGGTTCGTGTGAACTTGCCTCAGAACAAACCTACGATTCGCACGGTTGAGCGTGACGCTGATGGTCGCATTCTGAATATCATCGAGAGGACTGAGGACTAATGGCTACTGGTATTTCCGCATATTTGGCGAACGCTTGGTTGGATGCTTTAGGTAATGCAACCTCGTTCTCTGTCACTACCCCGTATGTGAAGTTGCATGTTGGCGATCCTGGTGCGAATGGCACAAGTAATCCTGCGACTGAGACAACTCGTAAGTCTGTGAGTTTCGGTGCTTCATCGGCTGGTTCTTTGGCATCGGATGCTGATGTGGTGTGGACGAACATCGCAGGGTCACAGGATGCAACACACTTCACCGCTTGGGATAACTTGACGACAGGAAACTTCTTGTTCTCTGGAACGATCACAGGCAACGCTTACACAGCTGGTGACACCTACACGATTTCGTCTGGTGGTTTGACTGTTTCATTGACTGTCGCAAGCTAGGTTCCTAGATGGCCGTTGAGCGGTTCATTCTTGGCCAGTCACAACTTGATGATGCTGACTTCGGTTTAGGTGGGTTCAGTCCCGCCTTCAAACTCGACACGTCAACGCTCGACTCGATTGCGAAGTTAGACGGCTTCACCTTCACAACAACTGTCACCGCTTCGGCTCCGCTTGGCGGGTTGACGGCTGGGGCGGTTTCGTTGGTGTCGCATGTGGTTTCGGCTGAGGCGGTGTTGGGTGGGGTTGAGGCTTCGGCTTCGTCTTCGGTGTTGAATGTGGTTTCTGCTCAGGCGGTGCTTGGTGGTGTTGTTGCGTCTGCTGATGCGACGGTTGCGCATACGGTTACAGCTGACGCTGCTTTGGGTGCGGGTGTTGCTTCAGTTGTTGCGTCGGTGTCGAATCTTGTTTCGGCTTCAGCGGTGTTGGGTGGCTTGTCATCGACTGCGGTTGCGAGTGTTGCTGGTTCGGTTACTGCTTCGGCTTTGCTTGGCGGGTTGACTTCTTCGGCGCAGGCAACGGTTGATCCGGCACCAAGTCCTCCTCCTCCTCAGTATCCAGGTGGAGGGAATCCTTGGTATCGTCGTCCAAAGGTTGAGCGTGTTGAAGAGGTTGTGGAGGTTGTGGTTGAACCTTTGCGGGTTCCTCTCCAAGTGTTCGGCGTAGGAGCATCAGTTGGTTCCTTGTCGTCTAGTGCTGTTGCTGAAGTAACATGGTCAATACTAGAAGACGAAGCAGAACTGCTTCTCTTAGTTTGAGGTGACATGGCGTTCTATAGCGGGCAAACATCAATCGGAACGGCTGCGACTGTTGTTGACGGCGTGTTGATTGGTGCTAATGGTGGGAACCCTTATCGGTTGATGATTCATAACAACGACAACACGGACTCTGTTTATCTTGGTGGTTCTGCTGTCACCACGTCGAATGGTTTGAAGTTGGATAAAGGCGTGATGTTGCAGTTGACGGTTTCGCCAACAGATTTGCTTTACGCTGTATCCAATAAAAACGGTCATGTTATTTCTTGGTTGACGGAGCCTGTCTGATGCCTTACTTCATTTCTGATAAGAACGCTGACTGTTCGGGTTGGGCTGTGGAAAAGGAAGATGGCGAAGTGATTGGTTGCCATACGACTAAGCAGGATGCGATTGACCAGATGGTCGCTGTGTCGATTGCTGAGGAGATGGAACCTGGTGGTGAGCGGGCTTTGCCGGACAACTATCGTCCAGCGTTGGCTGAGGATGTGCCTGAAGGCCGTGCGTGTGGGAACTGTGTGTTTTACGATGAGTCACGCCAGAACGATGATGGGACTAAAGCGTGGTGTGAAAAGTGGGATGACTTTGTTGATGGTGCGTTCTATTGCAACGCTTGGCAGTCCACCGATGTTGAGGTTGAAGATGAACAGGAAATCGGTGTCGATATTCGTGAGGTCAATCTTGACTTGCCTGAGTACATCAAATCGGCTGCGCGTAAAGGTTTGGACTATTACGGTAAGAAGTTGGCGGGTGCGGGAATTGTTGCCTCGACTGTTCGTGAGGCTCGTGAGATGGTTGCTGGTCGGATCACAGAAGACAAGGTGATTCGTGCGAACGCTTGGGCTGCACGTCACATGGTTGATTTGGATGCTGCAAAGAACTCGAACGCTGATGACAAGGAGTTCCCTGGTGCTGGTGCTGTGGCCTTCTATCTTTGGGGCATTAACCCGTTGAATCCTGAACCTGCGATGGATTGGTTTGCGCGTAAATCCGAACAGATCAAGGATGAGCGAGCTGACGCTCCGGCACCGAAGAAGGATCAAATCGTAGGGTCAGATAAGAACGCTCCTGGCTCGGCTGATTCTCCTGCTGGTGCTGGGACGATTGAGTTGTCTGAGGCGATTGAGACAGGCTTGGCGAACAAGGTTGAGGAACATAATGACAATGTTGGTGACAACCCTGGTCAGCGTGCAACGATTGGGATGTTGCGGGCTGTGTTCCGTCGTGGTGCTGGAGCGTATTCCGTTTCGCATCGTCCAGGCATGACTCGTGACCAATGGGCTTATGCGCGGGTGAATGCGTTCCTGTATTTGTTGCGTAACGGCAGACCTGAGAATGATGCTTATGTTGGTGACAATGATCTTCTTCCGAAGGAACATCCGAAGTCTTCTAGATCGCTTGGTGGTTTTGTTGCTAATGTTTCAGGTATGGCTGAACAGGTTGAGACACGTCGCATAACATTCAATGACTTTGAACTTCGTGCAGCCGTAGAGGGCAACGGCATGACCTTTAGTGGTTATGCAGCAGTATTCAACTCTGACTCTGAGCCACTCCCGTTCATCGAGCGCATTATGCCTGGCGCGTTCGCTAAGTCGTTGAAGTCACGGAACAATATCCGTATGTACATGAACCATGATTCGTCAATGCTGTTGGCTACCACTAGGGCTAAAACGATGCGTTTGGTTGAGGATTCTAAAGGTTTGTTTGTTGAGGCCGATTTGCCTGACACAACCGTTGGTCGTGACCTGTCGGTGTTGATGCAACGCAAAGACGTTGACTCGATGTCGTTCGGTTTCACGGTTCCTCAAGGTGGTGACCGTTGGTCTGATGATGGTATGACTCGTGAGTTGCGTCAAATCAAACTCTATGAAGTTTCGGTGGTTACTGGTTTCCCAGCGTATGCAGCGACATCGGCTTCGGTTCGTTCGTTTGATGCGCTTGCTACTCGCACCGGTATTGATGCCGATCAGCTTGCGGTTGCGATAACAGCGTTGGAATCAGGTCAAACCTTGGCACCTGATCATGCTGCGTTGTTGCGTGAAACAGTTGCGAAACTTGAACCAACACCACAGTCTGCTCCTGCGAGCGTTGGTGTGTTGGCGAAGCATCTTGAATTGCTGAAGAACTTCTAGTAATCTTTTCGTTACTGCGTCGAATGCGAGGAGCCTCCTTCGATGTTGCTGTGTACGGAGCCGTACCAGATTTGAGTTAAATCTCCTGCGTATCCAAACATCAACATCATCCCTACGGGGAGAAGGAAAACATCATGAAAGAATATATTGACCGTCAGGTTGAGATTCGCAATCGTGCATGGAATGAAGCCAAGTCAATCTTGGATGCAGCCACCGCAGAGAAGCGTGACCTCACAGCAGAAGAAACCCAAACCTACGAGCGAATCTCGAAGGAATTGGATGAGCGTGCGCAGACCATCGCGAAACTTCGTGAAGACGAAGCTCGTGAATTGCGCATGGACTCAGCAACCCGTGAAATTGCCGATCAGGTTCGTCCTATTGCAGGCGCACCAGTAAGCGACGATGTAGCGCAACTGCGTTCATTGTTCACAGGTGAGAAGCGTAACCACACGTTTGAAAAGCGTGACATCTTGAAGTCAAGCACCGGTTCGCCTGTGCCAACTTCGTTCTACGATCAGGTCATCATGCGTGCGCGTTTGATCGCACCTGTATTGCAGACTTCAACTGTGTTGAACACCGCTGGTGGAGAGAACCTCCAAATCCCATCGTTGTCAACCTACTCGGTTGGAACTGTTACTGGCGAAGGTTCAGCAATCGGTGAATCCGATCCAGTATTCAACTCGTTCATCACTTTGAGCGCGTTCAAGTACAGCTTCCTCACCCAAGTATCAACTGAACTGCTTGAAGACTCAGGCGTGGACATGCTGTCATTCTTGGCAGATCAGGTTGGTAACGCACTCGGTTACGCTGTTGGTTCAGCGTTGACTGTTGGTTCGGGAACTGACACAGCAAACGGAATCGTCACGGCATCGAGTGTGGGCGGAACGGCTGGCACAGCTACCGCATTCACCGCAGACAACCTCATTGACCTCCTCTACTCCTTGGATGGTGCAGCTCGCAACCTTCCAGGTGTTGGTTGGATGATGAACGGTAAGTCCGTTGGTCAGGTTCGCAAGTTGAAGGACACCGCCGGAAATTATGTTTTCCAGCCTGCCCTTTCAATGGACAGCCCAGACATGTTGCTTGGTAAGCCAATCTATGAGAATCCGTCAATGGTTGACGTTGCGACTGGTACGAAGAGTGTGATCGTTGGTCACTTGCCTTCGTATTTCGTGCGAACCGTCGGTGGACTTCGTTTGGATCGTTCAGATGACTTTGCCTTCAACCAAGGCCTCGTCACCTTCCGCGCAACATTCCGCGCTGACGGCGATCTGCCACAGACATCACACATCAAGCACCTCCTCCAGCCATAATTGGTTTGAGGTAGTGCAACCGATAGCAATATCGGTGTAAGTTTGAGGGTAGGTCGAACACGCAGGGCGACCTACCCTCATTTCTTTTTATTCCCTGCGACCTGCGAAGGAGAGAATGGTGGGTAATGCTCGTAATAATAAAAAACACTCCGGTCGAGTTACCAGACCTGGAAGCAGAGATATTGCTCCACAGGGGAATAGCGCACTTGCCAGAGCTGGCAGATTTACCAATGCCGAATCGTTACGAATCCTCTGGTACTCGAACGCCCCGTTCGCCCCAACAGGGTACGGAACCCAGACAGCGCAAGTCGTCCAAAGGCTCACCAAAAAACACGAAGTAGCAATCCATGCGATGTACGGCATCGAAGGTATGGCTTCGATGTGGAATGGTATAAAACTTTATCCACGAGGGATGTCCCCATATTCCGATGATGTGCTGGTTGCGCATTGGATGGATTGGGCGAATGGGAATCGTGAGATTCCTGCGATGTTGATGACGTTGTTTGATGTGTGGGTTTTGAAGTCTCCGTCGTTGGAGCAGGTTCCGAATATCGCTTCGTGGGTTCCGATTGACCATGCGCCTTGCCCGCCAGAGGTTGTGGCTTGGTGTAAGCGTCCTAATGTGAAACCGATTGCGATGTCTAAGTTTGGTTTGGACATGTTGCAGAACTCGGGTGTTGATGCGATGTATGCGCCTCATGCGTTTGAGAAGGTGTTTGTTCCTACACACAAGTTGTCGAATACTCGTGGCGAGTTCACAGGCAGACAGTTGATGGAGGTGGATGAGGACAGGTTTGTTGTGATGATGAACGCTGCGAACAAAGGTCAGAACCCTTCACGCAAATCTTTTGGTGAGAACATTCTTGCGTTCGCTATCTTCGCTCAAGACCGTCCTGATGCTTTGCTATATCTGCACACAGAACGTGATGGTGCGATGGGTGGTATCAACCTTGTACATCTGCTCGATGCGTGTGGTGTGAAGCCTGAGCAATACAAGATTGTTGACCCGTATGCGTATCGGACTGGTTTCCCTCAGCAAGCGTTAGCAGCGTTGTACACCGCTTCGGATGTGCTGTTGGCTTGCTCGATGGGTGAAGGTTTCGGTATCCCTGTTATCGAGGCTCAGGCTTGCGGTACACGGGTCATCGTTTCCGACTACACCGCTCAGCCTGAGTTGGTTGGGGTTGGCTCAGCTGTGGCAATCCAGCCGTTCTGGGATAGCCATCAGAAGTCTTGGTTCTGCACCCCACAGGTGCCATCCATCGTGGAGGCTCTGATTGAGGCCTACGAAGCCCCTAGAGGCGTGTCAGACGAGGCTGTGGCCTTTGCCAGCCAATATGAAGCTGATGCCGTATTTGAGAGCCATTGGAAGCCAATCATGAAGGAGTTGTCGGAATGGTGCCAGTCATCATCGTCCCCGTCCTAAACAGGTATGACCTACTAGAACGCTGCTTACAGTCCATCGACTATCCGGTGGAAACACTCATCGTCATCGACAATGGCGGGCAGTCCACGTTGCACGATTACCCTTGGGTCATTGACCGTCGCCATATCAAGAACTATCACGTCTGGTCAATGCCAACGAACCTCGGTGTTGCTCCATCGTGGAACCTCGGCATCAAAGCAACACCTCACGCTGACGGTTGGATAATACTGAACTCTGATGCGTTCTTTGAGCCTGGACAGTTAGAAGTTTTTTACAACGATTGCAAACCTGATTCGGTGACATTGACTGAGGCTCAGCCTGGTTGGTCTTGTGCGTGGATTGGGTCTGAGGTAATTGCCAAGGTTGGGTTGTTTTCGGAATGTTATGTTCCCGCCTACTTCGAGGACAACGATTTTCAGGAACGCGCTACACGGTTGAACATCAAGTTCTGGACTTCTGATGCTGGGGTTGTTCATGATAATTCTTCTACGATTTTGTCTGCACCAGAGTTGATGGAAAAGAATCAGCGCAGCTTCGCTGCGAATGGTGCGCTTCATGCGATGCGTTGGCAGTCAGGGTTGCCTGATGCGGGACATTGGGATTTAACACGACGAAGGGATTTGGGATGGGATTGAAAGAACACTACGACCCGATGGACGATTACGAGAATCTGCACGAAGGCGAGACCATCTATGTTCTTGGCTCAGGTGCAACACTCGACTATCTGACACCAGACTTCTTTGACGACAAGATAACCATCGCAGTCAACTTCGTTGGCTCAGTATTCGGTCTGAAAGGTTATTACTGCTTTAGTCATTATCACGAAGATTCAAAGCATGAAGCGATGCAAGATGAGTGCATTGGTGTTTTCACCCCTGAACGGGAGCATGGTACCGATGGATCGTTCGGTGGGTTCATGCCGAACATCACCACGTTCGGTACTCGTACCGGCAGACCAGGCACATCCTTTGACCCGCATGGAAAAGATTGGCCTGTGTTGTCAGGGCAGTTGACTATCGGGTCTTCGAGCATTCATGGGGCGATGCACCTTGCAGCGCACATGGGCGCAAAGTTCATCGTCCTTGTTGGGGCTGACTGTGGTTCGTTGGGTGGGCGTGACAGGGTTGACGGTTATGTGCCAGGTGATTCGCATTGGGGTTTGTATGAGATGCACCTTCGAGCGATGAAGCAACGCCTGTGGGATGTGTATTCATGTCAGGTGTATTCGTTGAACCCGTTTGTGAACTATTCGCTTGAGGGTGTTCCATATCGTGGTGCTGCGTCAATCAACTAGAATCGGGACACCATGACGATCACCAATGGCTACGCCACACGCAACCAGGTCAAAGCAGCTCTCCGCATCGGTACCGCTGACACCTTTGATGACGACTTGATTGATAACTGTGTTGGGGCTGCTTCACGTCTGATTGATGGTTATTGCAATCGCAAGTTTTGGCAGAGTGGTACGGCAGCGCGTGTGTATCAGGCTGAGGATTCTTTCTACTGTTCCATTGATGACATCGCTGGGACTGCTATCACATTGAAAACTTCGTCGCAGGCTGACGGAACTTTTGACATTACTTGGAGTCGTTCTGATTATCAGTTGGAACCGTTGAACGGAAACCTTGATGGGTTGGAGTGGAGCTACGACAAGATTCGTGCTGTTGGCGATTATCTGTTCCCAACTGTCAATGCGAACTATGGTGAGCAGGCTTTGGTTCAAGTGACTGCTGTGTTCGGTTGGCCTTCTGTGCCGGAGCCAATCACGCAAGCCACAATCATTCAGGCTTCACGCATCTTCAAACGCTACGACTCGCCTCTTGGTGTGGCTGGGTTCGGTGACTTGGGCGCGATTCGTGTGTCTCGATTCCTTGACCCTGATATGGCTCAACTAGTCGAGCCTTATCGTCGTATGCGGATTTTTGCATGAGTTACTCAGTCACCGACATCAAGACTGGTATCTCTAACGCGCTTGCCACGATTCCAGGCTTACGGGCTTACGCTCAGCAACCAGACAATCTGAATGCTCCGTTCGCTTGGCCTATGTTGGATTCAATCACCTACAACGGGGCTATGCGTGGCGGGCTAGTAACCCATATCTTCGTGGTGTCTGTAGTTGTGGGCAGGTCAGCAGAGCGCACAGCTCAGAGGGCTTTGGATGGCTTTTTGTCTTATGAGGGTACGACTTCGGTTCGTGCAGCGTTGGAAGCGGATCGGTCTTTGGGTGGGGTGGTGCAGAACTTGCTAGTCGAGTCTGCGAGCAATATCTCCACGATGGATGGCAACGATGCGACGTATCTGATGGTTGACTTCCGTGTGGTGGTGTACGCTTAGTCTGTTGATTCGTCGTCCTGCTGGCGTGTATAGTTTCATTAGTAATTCTTCGAGTGCCGGAAGGCAGGAGTATCAAACATGGCAAAGCAAGTTCTCACAAACGTAGCGGTCACCTTCGGCACAGCTAACCAAGACATAACCAGTTATGTAGCATCAGTTACATTAAACCTCTCAAAAGCGGAAGTAGCTACAACTAGTTTCGGTTCGTCTGGTGCAGTAACTCGTGTTGCTGGTCTTGCAGACAACTCCATCACTCTTGAGTTGCATCAGGATTACCCAACCATCGAGAAGTTGTTCTACGATGCTTGGAATGCCGGTACTGCTGTACCTGTAACAGTTAAGCCAAACGGAACAGGCTCAGCCTCTTCTTCAAACCCACAGTACGCATTCAACGTACTTCCGTTGACTTGGACTCCTGTTGCTGGTGCTGTTGGCGATCTTGCTACCGCATCGGTCACCTACCCAATCGACGGTACTGTAACTAAGACTGGTACTGGCGCATAACTTTTCTTTAACAACCCTTACCTGCGGAGGTAGATAATGAAAATAGCCCTTGAAGTTACATCGGCATTGGATCAGAAGACTCGCACAGTTATTGCTGCGTTTCCTGACTTCATCGCTTTTGAAAACAAGTTCAACCGAAGTGTTGCAAAGTTTGAAGCAGAACTAACACTCACAGACTTGGCCTACATAGGTTGGCACTCTGAGCATCGTCAAAAGAAAACAGGTTTAGATTTTGATTCATGGATTAATGACATTGAATCATTAGCGATTGGTGACGCTGACCAAGCTGTGATCGTCCCTTTGGAGACCAGTCAGCCCATTGGATGATTGCATACCTATCTGTTGAGACAGGTATCGCACCATCGGTGTTGCTGGCAGAAACCCCTCGAATGCTATTTACAATGCTGGCTTATTTGCGTTGGAGAGCAATTCATCTAAACAAGTAGTCTGTTGTTATGGCAGAAGCGTTTGGCAGAGCAGGACAAGTTTCAATTACTGGTGGCAACGATGCCATTCAGATTGATGGCATCGGTAAGTTTCTTCGTGATGCTTCTAGGGCTAACGCTAATTTTAATAATGAAATGCGTAAGGCTGCTGAATCAGTTGCACAGAATCTTCTTGATAAAGCCAAAAATGAGGCTAGAACTGTAACTCGTAGCCGTCAGGCTGTTGAAGTAATGAAAGGGATGAGAGCAAGTCGAGATCGTATCCCAACTATTAAACTTCAAGAAAACTCCCTTTTCCAATCAAAATCAAGCAAGTTCACTTCTTCCTATAACATCAAAACGCATAGAAGGGTGAAGCGTAAAGTCACCAGAGGCGATGTGTTCTTTGGTGCCGAGTTCGGTGGTGGGGCTACGCCTAGGACAAAACAATTTTTGCGTCATCGTGGACGTTCCGGTTACTTCTTTTGGCCTACTGTTCGTAAAGAAAAGCAAAACATAGCTAATGAGTATTTGGCTGCTATTGACAGAGTTTTGGCAAAGTTGGCTGATGATAATGCCGAGAAAGCTAAAGCCCGTGCTGTCGCTGGTGGCACATGGAATATGACCAGTTCTGGCCTGGTTTTTGTTAAGGATTGATTGAAAAAAATAATGCTTGACTTTGAGTGAGTTTCCTGTACCCTTCTAGGAGGAGGGGTTATGGCAGTTTTATTTACTAATACAAAGTCGATACATCCGAAGCGGTTCGCTTCGTCTTGGATGCAGTTGAAAGAGCTGTTGTCGTTCCATGAGGAGAACGCAGTCAAACAGGCTGGGGCGTTGTGGTCACCGGTTGAGTATGACTTGGGTACTACCAGAGGCAACCGTAATGTCAGGTTTGTTGAGGCGTTGGTTGTGGACATGGACGGTGAAGCGTTTGACCATGCACGTCTTGACGGTTTGGAATGGTTTGCTTACTCCACCTATTCGCATCGTCTAGACGATCCTCACTATCACCTTGTTTTGCCGTTAGCGGAGAAGGTGCCTGCGTCTTTGTGGCGGGTGGTCTGGGAGGAACTGCACCAGCGAATCAACCTTCGTGGTGACGAGGCAACTAAAGACCCTGCACGTATTTTTTATCTCCCTCAACACGCACCAGATCAGCCGTTTGAGTTCCATGAAGGTCATGGCGAGTTGCTTGATTCATCGTTGAAGTTGGATGTTGAACCTGTCATCAATCCTGTATCACCTCGCTCAAAGCAGGTGCGTCAACCTCGTCAGCGTCGTGCTGGTGCAGAGATGATGTCTGAGGCTTGGTGGAATGCTCCTGTAGATATTTCTCGTTGGGATGGTCTGTCAGACGCAGAGTTGTATTCGGCGATGCTTAATGAGTTCAGGGCTTTGCGGAATGGGTTGTCTGTTATTGAGTAGAATCGTCGCATGGCTGGTGAGCGCACGTTCGTTGTTAAGTTTATTTCCGATATTATGGGTGCCACCAAAGGCATCAAGAAAGTTGGGGATGACTTAGGGACTTTGGGTAAACAGGTTGATACTGGCTTCGGTCAAAAGTTCAAAAGTGTCATGCCATCGTTCAAACAATTTGCGGTTGCCGGTACTGCTGCATTCGCAGCTGCTAGTGCTGGTGCCTATAAGGCAATCCAATCTGCCTCAGACTTAGCTGAATCACAATCCAAAGTAAACGTAGTTTTTGGTTCTTCAGCCAACGTTGTTAATGAGTTTGCTAAAACTTCTGCAACTTCGTTTGGTATCACCAAACAGGCTGCTCTTGAAGCAACAGGAACTTTTGGAAACTTGATGCAGGCCTTTGGGATTGGTCAGGCTAAAGCTGCTGAAATGAGTACAACCCTCATCGGGTTAGCAGCCGACTTGGGATCATTCAATAACACAAGTGTTGAAGAAGCAATTCTTGCTTTGCGTTCTGGTCTATCTGGTGAAGCTGAACCGTTAAAGAAATATGGTGTTGCGCTCACCGATGTTCTTTTGAAAGAAAAAGCTCGTGAGTTGGGTCTCTATAAGGGGACTGGAGCATTAAGTGTTAACGCTAAAACCGAAGCGTCGTATGCTTTAATTCTTGAACAAACATCATTGGCTCAAGGTGACGCTGCTCGAACTAGCGGTGGCTTGGCTATGCAGCAGAAAATCTTAAAAGCACAATTATCAGATGTAACTGCTCAGATTGGTTCAGTAATGATTCCAGCGTTTGTCGGTGCTGTGTCCTTCATTAACGAATCAATGCTCCCAGCCTTCCGTGATTTTGCTTCAGCTTTAGAAGAAGGTGGTCTGTCAGGCGGGTTTGATTTCATCGCCACCAGGTTCAAAGAATCTGCACCGAAGGTGGTGGAGGCTTTGGGTCAGATGATTACCCAGGCCGTAGAATGGATTGCGACTTCTGGTCTGCCAATGCTTTATGCAGGAATTAACCAGCTCGCTGATTCCTTGACTGGTTGGATTGAACCTCGAATCCCAATGTTCATCAGCAACCTGACTAAGTTCCTGATGGCTGGATATGACTGGATTTACACAAAAGGCTTGCCACAACTCTTGAGTGCTGTGCAGGCTTTGGGTGACACGCTGGCCAGTTTCGTTGGTAAGGCTGCACGTCAACTTCCAGCCCAACTGGTAAATATGCTTGTCGTCATCGGTGGATGGATATTGTCTGAAGGTATCCCAGCACTTCTGGCTATGGGTACTCGACTTGCTGGGTCGCTGATTAAGTGGACTTTGACTATCGGTGGACAACTCATCGTTGGTCTTGGTGGGGCGATTGTTGCTTTAGTCGCTGCGGTACCTGACATCTTTGCTGGCTTCGTTAAAGGTATTGCAAACATCGCAGTCAATACAGTCAAGGGTTTTGTTGGCAAGTTTGGTGAAATGAAAACAGCATTAGCCAATGTTGCGGTATCTGTAGTCAACACTCTTATTGATGTATTTAACAAGATTCCTTTGATCCCTAATATCCCCAAGATTACTTTGGACACCAAGAAACTTGGTACTCAGGTTGGTCTGACTGGTGCGCAACTACAAACCGTTAACGAAAGATTTGATGATGTTAACGGGACTTTGAAGGTTGGCTCTGATGTCATGAACGATTTCAAGGAAGAAACCAAGAAGACTGAGACTGCTACTGGTGGTGCTTCTAAGACGATGAAGACTGCTAAAGAAAAGTTAGAGATGTACACGGATGCTTTGAAGAAAAGCACTTCAGCACAAAAGAGTTTCTCTAAGGCTCAGAAGGATACGAAGTCTGCTCAGGATGATTTGGCTACAGCCAATACTGATTTGGCTAAAGCACAGGCTGATTTGGATAAAGCTGTTGCCGGATATGGTGCTGATTCACCTGAAGCAATTAAGGCTCAGAGAGAATTAGGTAAGGCTCAGCGTGAAGTTGAACGTGCTGGATACCAAATTGAGGAATCGTTGTTCGCTGTAGCTGATGCCGAGAAGGCTTTGGCTGAAATTCGTAAAGACCCTGAATCTACTCCTCAAGCTATCCGTGAGGCTGAGATTGCTTTGGCTGAGGCGAAGTTGTCTTCAAGGGATGCTATTGATTCACAGAAGGAAGCGACTGATGGTTTGATTGAATCGCAGTCATATTTGAATGAGTTGGTTAATGGGGCGATTATTGGTTCTGAGTTTTATACGAAGTTCTCTGAAGAGTTGACTGAGGCTCAAAAGCGTCAGGCTGATGCACAGGACAAGCTCGCTGATGCGAAGGATCGTGAAGCTGAAGCTCAGGAGCGTTTGAATGAGGCGTTGGAGAAGACTGCTGAGTTGATTACTAAGTATCCGAAGGTGCTTGGTGGTATGCCTAACCCTGTTGCTATTGCTACTGGCGCACAAACTTTGGCTGATAATAATGCTGGAAGTTTGTTTAATGGTGGCGGTATGGGTACTGTCAATATCGAGGTGAATGCTGGGTTGGGTGCGAGCGGTATTGAGGTGGGTCAGGAGATTGACCAGTATTTGCGTGAATACTTGAACTTCACCGGTGGACAATTCTCGTTTGGTTCTATCGGTTCTATCTTCTAATGGCTAAGCAAGCGATATGGGGGGAAACCCTTAAGGTCAATTTGGATGTTGGGTTCAAGACCAACATCTTCAAATTGGACTCCAGCCTTCTTGACGGGACTGACACCCTTGAAGGTTCTACAGAGTTTGTGGATATTACTGAGTATGTTCAGAACATCACTATCAATCGTGGACGCACCAACCAGGTAGACACGTTCAACACCGGAACACTTGCCATCCTCGCTGATGACCGTGCATCTGGCAGGTCATTCGACCCGTTGAACACAGCCTCACCTTGGTATCAGGGAGACTTGGGTATTGCTCCACGTCGAGCGGTTGAGGTTTATGGTGGTTCGGCTGGAACGGCTGCGATGTTCAAGGGTTACATCTATGACTTGAACATTGAATACGATGAACCACAGTTATCATCAGCACAGATTCTTGCTGTTGATGCTTTGGCACAACTATCCCAAACCAACCTTGTCGGATTCAATCCTTCGCAGCAGCTCACGTCTGAGCGGGTTGATGCAATCTTGTCTAGGAATGAGGTGTCGTGGTCAACTGCGTTGCGTGAAATTAACCCTGGGTTGGCAACGGTTGGGACGGTTGCGTATGAGGATAATGCGAACGTGTTGGAGGCTTTGCAGGCTTTGCAGGTTTCGGAGAATGGTCGGTTCTATGCGTCCCGTGATGGGATGTTGGTGTTTGATCCTCGTATTCAGGTTTCGTTTGGGACGGCTGTGGCGGTGTTGGGTGGGACTGCGGTGACGGATGTTCCGATTCGTTCGTTGAATAATTTGTATGGTGCTGAGACTGTGTTGAATCGTATTTCGGTTCAGGTGCAGGGTTCGAGTGTGTTGAGTGTGGTGAATGGTACGGCTTCGCAGGCTGAGTATGGGATTAAGAACTTTGCGTTGAACAATTTGCCATTGGTCAATGATGCTGCTGGTTCGGCTTTGGCTGTTGCTTTACTTGATAGGTATGGTGAGCCGGAGGTGGTGTTCAATGAGACCAGCGTGCTGTTGAACGGTTTGTCTTCGGCTCAGCAAGAGTTGATGGCCTCGTTGGAGATTGGTGATATTTTGGCGGTGGAGAAACGGTTCGCTGTTGGTACGCCTTCGGTGGTTCGACAGAACGTGGTGGTCGAATCCATTAGACATCAGATCGCTCCGTCACGTCATGAGGTGTTTTTAGGGTTGGGTCAGGTTCAGTTGGTGTCACCATTCTTGCTTGATTCTTCACCGCTTGATGACACCGATTTTGCTGTGGCATAGACTCTAAGAACTATGGCTGCCTGTAAATATATTTACTGTGACAATGGTGTAAAGTAGGAGAATCATGGCTGGACTTGGAAGAAAAGAATGGTCGCCTGGCGACACCTTAACTGCTGCGGACGTTAATGGTTATTTGATGGATCAATCGGTGATGGTGTTCGCAGGAACCGCAGCCCGCGCCTCAGCCATCCCAACCCCCTCCGCTGGAATGGTTGCATATTCAACAGCGACAGGTTTAGAGGTTTACAATGGTTCATCTTTTACTGCTATTACTAAGGTTTTGCAGGTTGTGCAAGCAACATTTGGCACGGCAACCACAACCACTTCCACAAGTTATGTCACAACAGGGCTAAACGCAACTATCACGCCATCATCAACCACTTCTAAAATTTTGGTCATGGTGACTGTGCCAGCACGGAATGCAAACTCTAACGGTGCAGGTTATTTCACAATTTTCAGAGGCACAGTCGCAGGAACAAACCTTTTAGGTTCGTTTGGATTTTCTGGCGTATACAGCAGCGGTCTTACAAGATGCACAGTCGCAAGCAATTATTTAGACAGTCCAGCAACAATTTCTGCACAAACATACACAGTCGGAATGAAAGCAGAATCGGCCTCTTCGGCAATAATTGCACAAGAAGATTCAATGACTAGCACGATGACACTTTTGGAGATTTCAGCATGACCGACTATGTAGCAGTTTTACAAGCCAACTATGCAGGCACCGAATGGTCTATTGAAGGCAACGATTACGCCACGCTTGAATGGTTTAGTGAAAGCACCAAACCAACACAAGCCGAACTTGATGCACAATGGGCACAAGTGGACTACAACAACCAAGTGACAGCCGTTGAGACGACACGCCGTACACAATACGAAGCCCAATCAGACGGTCTATTTTTTGAGTGGCAACGCGGCACAAATACTCAAGCTGCATGGGAAACTGCAGTTCAAGCAATCAAAGACGCAAATCCATACCCGCCAGCCCCGTAATTTTTTAATTTTTCCTGCGGATGGGAAGTAGTATTCGTGGGACGAAACAAATCAGGCTTGGGTCGAGTCTCCCGCTATCTAGTTTTCTTCCCAGCGTTAGTAGGTTTTCTTTTCACAGCGTCGTCGGCTGAGGCTGATGCGTTTGGTGTGTGGGAGTTCTCGAAGTCTTGTCTTGCTGAGCAGGGTGGGTTTGTTGAGCCGGTTGAGGGTGGGTTTAGGTTGACGGGTGCTGATGGTGGTACGTGTGCTGGTCAGTCACATTGGGTGAAACTTGAGGCCATCATCCCAGAGGAGACAACTGAACTCGGTTTCCAGTGGGCGTATCAGACGAACGATGGTGCGAATTATGACCCGCCACAAATCATTCTCAATGGGGTTGTGACTCAGCTGACGAATCAGAGTAACGCCACCGGATCAGGACTCATAACAGTTGAGACTGGTGATGTGTTTGCGTTCCAGCAGTACTCGACTGATTCATGCTGCCAACCAGGTCTGCTCACGATTACGGGGTTGACATTAGGCTTGGGTGAATGGGTATCTACAACCTCATCCACAACAACGACGACGACCTCTACTACTACTGTCCCGTCAACGACTGTCCCTGTCACCAACCCGACTACTACGACAGTTCAAGAAACAACTACAACGACTTCGAGTCTTCCTCAAACGTCCGTCCCAACAACCACAACGGAACCACCACAAACAACAACAACAGTCCAAGAAACAGTTTCAACGGATACCTCAACTAGCTCGACTACGAGTACAACTACTTCAACGACTGTAGTCCCAACAACGACCACGACAGTTTATGTTCCAACGCTAACAACCACGACGACGACGGTTTATGTTCCACCGGCAACGACAACTACTGTTCCCGAAACAACAACGACAACCACCACAACGGAACCAGAATTAGCCCCCACCACAACACTCCCGCCTCCGTTAGAAACAACCAGCACAACTTCAACAAATCCACCAACAACGACATCAACCGTCCCTCCTGTGACCACATCTCAACCAGATGTGACCACAACGCTACAAGCCCCCACAGATGAGCCTGAACCACTCACCCAAACAGAACTACTAAACACCCTAGAAGCCCTCTCAGAAGCCTCCACAGAGGCCATAGAAGCCATCGTGGATTCAGTCCTCAGCAAAGACCTAGACACCAGCCAAGCCACCCTCCTCATCACCAGCCCAGCCGTACTAGAAAACATCACCACCGCCCAAGCCGAACAACTCTTCAACGAAATCGCCCCAACCGAACTCAGCCCCGACGAAGCCGAAGCAGTAGTCGAAGCTGTGCAATCGGCACCTTCGTCCGTGAGAAAAGCATTTGAATCTGTGCTGAATATCTTCCAAGGTTTCGCAGACAACTATGTTCCACTCAACTCGACTGTGCCGGTTAGCACTCGTCGTGCGCTGATTGCTTTGGGTGCTGTATTCTTGACGGTAGCCCCTGCACCAGCAAGAAGGATTCGGTGATGAAGTTTTGGGGTGAGTTCCATGCGTTGATATGGACAATCGCAGCATCAGTCACCACGATCCTCACGTTGTCTGGCAAGTTGCAACAGATCGTGATCTGGCTCACAGCAGCAGCTCTCGTTCTGCACTTCATCGGCGCATACACCAATAAGGACAACAACTAATGGAAACCCTCAAGACCCTCATCCTTCGTATCGTTGCAGTATTCGGTTCATCAGCTTTGGCTGCTGTTGCCGGTGGTGCAGTCCTCGACGTGGAACTTTGGAAGGCAGCAGCAATCGCAGGTATCGTCGCTGCAGCCAAAGTCACCGAAGCCCTCCTTCGTGCATGGTCGTCCGATGGTGTTCTCACCAAAGAGGAAATCGCTGAAGCGTTCGGCAAGGCTAAGTAATGGCCTCAGCCAAGAAGAAGGTCTCTGACCTTCCGATCATTCCTGTTGTGCTGTGCTCGTGTTTGAAGAACGCTGTGCCTGGCAAGTTGCCAGCTAAGTTGCTTCGAGAGATTGAAGGCAAAGGCAAACTTCATCATTGTGCAGCGGATGCGTATGAGGCGATGGACGCTGCTGCGAACGCTGAAGGAATTGACTTGTCTCCCAGTAGCCGAGCCGATACATATCGCAGTTTGGAGACCCAAGAGTACGGTTTCTATCAACGCCATCAGCTGGAGCCTGTGAAGGGTGTGAAGCCGAAGGTCTACAAAGGCCAAGCGTGGTACCTCAAGAAGGGCATGGCTCCCTTGGCGACACCTGGTCAATCGAAGCATAACCTCGGGATCGCCATTGATATTGCGAACGCCAACGGTAAACGGCTTGAGTGGTTGAAGAAGAATGCTGTGTCGTTTGGGTTTTCGTGGGAGGTTGTTCCGCAAGAACCTTGGCACTTGAGGTTTGTGGCAGGCAGTAAGACACCGGAGCGGGTGAAGGCTTGGTTGGCTTCGAAGGTGCAGGCGTGACGTGGAGGTTGTCCTCGCAGCGTTGGTCACCGCAGTTGGTGGAGTCATTACTACGATTCTGCTGAAGGTACGGAAAGAAAACACGAACGACCATGCAAGCGTCATGGAAATCCTGCGGTCAGTCGGTGGAAAAGTAGAGCGAATTGATAGTAAGTTAGATTCGCATATCGACTGGCATCTCAAGGAGGCTACAGGTGGGGAAGTTTCTAAGCGAAATTAAAGGTCAGGCCGTTGGTAACAGCGGAAGCATTGACTTCATTCTTGCCAAACTCGGTGAAGCTGATGGGCGTGACCTGCTCGATGCGTTGAATGACCCTACGATTCGTCCGACCCAAATCATTAAAGCGTTGCAAGCCCGACAAATAAAACTCTCTCCGTCAGTCATCACACGATACAGGGCTGCCAATGTCATTACTCAATGAAATTAGGCACAACTATTATCCTGCGTGGCCTGTTATACAACAAGGCAAGAAGTATGCGCTCCCTACAACGAAGACAACGAAGACACCTCAACGAGACTATGCAGTCGCAGTCGTCCTACCAGACATGCAACTCGGATACTTCCGATCACACGACAACACACTCGAACCCATCCACGACGAGCAAGCCTTAGACGTTGCCCTACAAATCGTCAAAGCCTCCAAGCCCGACCAGATCGTGTTGGTTGGTGACAACCTAGACCTCTGTGAGTTTGGCAAATACAGGTACACCCCAGCGTTCGCACGAACCACCCAAGCAGCAATAGACCGTGCCAGCCAGCTCTGCGCACAACTCCGCAAACTAGCCCCAGACGCTCGAATCGTTTGGATCGCAGGCAACCACGAGGAACGGCTCGGCAACTTCATCCTTGACGGTGCTGGTGCAGCGTTCGGGTTGAGGCGTGGACTCAGGCCTGAAGAGTGGCCTGTGATGTCGGTGCCGTATCTGTGCAACCTTGACGACTATGACGTTGAGTATCTGCCTGGATACCCGACGGGAGCGCATTGGATCAACCAGCGTCTTCATTGTATTCACGGAGACCGTGTCGCATCCGGAGGCTCAACCGCCCATAAATACCTCTCAACAGTCAAAACCTCAGTCATCTACGGTCACATTCACCGACGAGAATGGGCAGAACGGACTAGGGATGACCATGACGGAGCGAGAACAATCCTCGCTGCATCACCTGGTTGTCTCGCTCGCATTGATGGTGCTGTGCCTTCAACACGTGGAGGTCATGACTTGGATGGTCGTCCGTTGTATCGAGCGGAAGACTGGCAACAAGGACTCTCAGTCGTTGAATATATTCCTGGTGACGGGGAGTTCAACCTAGAAATGATTCCAATTAGGGACGGCTGGGCTAGGTGGAGAGGACGAGATTATGTCGCACGATGAGATGAGGACGATGGTTGTGGTGAGATGGCATGACGCTCATTCTGCAACTGACACGTGGACACCGATAGATGACATCGGCACCGACCCTTGTGAAGTCGTCAGCTGTGGGTTCTTACTAGCCTCCAGCGATGGTGGCAAAGAAGACCACATCACGATATTCCAATCAAAGACTGACGCAGACGACGTTGACGGGGTTTTATGTATCCCCGTTGCTATGGTTCAAGACATGAAAGTCATGACCAAAAACATCCCAGGCTTAGCACCAAGCAAGTAGACTAAACCTCGGATCGTTCGCCCGCCTTCATTGGGCTTGAACATCCCGCACACCTCCCCCTCCTTGGGTGTGCGTTATATATCGGACAACCGGAAGGAACCAACTTGCGAATACTCACCGCAACACTCATAGCCCTATCCACCATCTTCGCAGGCACCGCCTTCGCAGCCCAACCAAACCCCACCCAAAACCTCCCAGCCACCCAAACCCAACTCACCCGTGAACCACAATCCAACGTGGTTGAGATACTCCCAGCAGGAGTACCCAAAGACCCTTCGAAGCGATGCCCACAATGGGAACCAAAGTTCGCTCAACACGGCCTGCCAGTTAAAGCGTTCTCCTATATCGCCTGGCGTGAAAGCCGGTGCCGGATTCGTGCGCACAACTCGACTCTAAACAGGAATAAAACACATGACCTCGGCCTCGTCCAAATTAACGACAGCTGGAAGACCGTGACATCGCAGATATGCAAAGCCCCATACGGGGATATGACTGTTCTGTTCAACGTCGACTGCAACCTATCCGTAGCGAAGTATCTCTACGACAATGGCGGGCTACGCCATTGGAGTCTCTGACCATCCACCACATCGCTCCAGTCTTGCTCTAATGTCATGAATGACCCAAAGGAGGGCATCATGACAAACAGACAAAAGCAAATTGGAACAGTTATCGGAATGGGAATCTTGTGGGGATTCTGGCTTATGCCAACAGCAGAAGACCTGCCGGATGCGCAACCAGCAACCCCGCTCGAATGGAAGCTATTCATCGCACTCAACTTCGCAGCGATTGTGTATCTGCACATCTTGAACGTGCGTGAACACCAAGACCAAATCCGTAAAGAAGCACAGCAACGATATTGGGAACGGATGGAAACTCGTTCACGCAACAACCATCCAACCGCCAAATGAGTAGCGGTCATGTCGTTGACATGTGGTCAGACGGTGACAACACCTTCAGACCGCTCAGACCTGAATGGCAAGAAATGTCACGCTGTAAAGGCGAGACAGAACTGTTCTTCAACGAAGGTTCACCACACGCAATCGCTGATGCGAAACTGTTTTGCGCTGGTTGCAACGTGCGTCGAATCTGTCTCAAGTTTGCGCTAGACAACGATGAGATAGGCATCTGGGGTGGTACGACTACTATGGAGCGTCAAAGGTTGAAACGGTCTAGGAGGCGTACTGGTGACATCACCGCAGAAGCGTAAAGGTTCCGCAGCTGAACTTGCTGTAGCGAAATGGTTGCGCAAACTTGGCTGGATTCACGCTGAACGCAGTCGTGCCGGATGGCAAGACGACAGAGGCGACATAGACGGAATGCCTGGTGTCTGCATCGAAGTTAAAGCAGAAAAGAAGATTGATATTCCAGGCTATTTGCGTGAACTTGAAGTCGAGATGGAGAACGCTAAAGCGTGGACTGGCACGGTCATTATTAAGCGCAGAGGGTCAACGAATGTTGATGACTGGTATGCGGTGATGCCTGCGAAGGTGTGGGGTGAACTGATGTTCATGCTTGACCAACCAACCCAAAACCCTGTTACACCCACCCCGTAGAAGTAATGCTTGACAAAGCAATTCAACCTGCTACTGTCAATCCACACCCATAATTCCCTAGCTTTAGGAGGCCTGCGAATGTCAACATCAGACGAGTTCAGTTTATTAGCCGAAGCACCAAAAGACCGTTGGGGTCGCTACAAAATTAGTGACCCAGCCACCGGCAAAGAACGTGGCTACACACGTGTCACAACAATCGCAAAAGTGTTGGATGATTCATCATCACTTGCTGATTGGAAAACACGGATGGCAATCACCGGCATCGTTCAACGAGCCGACCTGCTTGCTCAAGCATCAACATCGTTGGATGATCGAAGCAAACTCAACAAGATTGCAAACGATGCGATTGAAGCAGCAGGTGCATACAGTCGAGCAAACCTAGGTACAGCACTTCACTCAATCACCCAGCAGTTAGACCTGGGTATGAAGCCACAAATCCTTCAAGGATTACAGGCTGATATTGAAACCTATGTCGCATCAATCGCAGCATGGGACTTCGGTATGCGTAAGGAATGGATTGAAGTTCTGCTCATCAATGATGAGTATGAATACGCTGGTACAGCAGACCGAATTGTCACCACCCGTGATGGCAAAATCTGCATCTTTGATTTGAAGACTGGAACCGACTTGTCGTACTCGTTCGGTTCAATCGCAGTTCAGCTCGCCATGTACGCTCACGCTGACTGGATTTATGACTGGAAAACTGGCGAACGCACACCGCTCCCAGCAGGACTGGACATGAAAGAAGGCATCATCTGCCATCTTCCAGCCGGTGAAGCGACGTGCAAGTTCTACACAGTTGACCTTGAAGCAGGATGGGAAGCAGCGAAGATGTCGTTTGCAACCCGTGACTGGCGCAAGCGTAAAGACCTGTTCAAGCCTTACAAGTTCTCTGACGAGAAGCAGGGAGATGTCGTGCCTGTGGTTAATCCGATACCACAGGACGACATTCCTGCACCCTCAAACGAACTCACCATCCGGCAAGGTTGGGTGAAAGCACGAATCGCCAACCTCAGCCCCAAAGCACAAAACATGCTGAAGGTGACATGGCCTGAAGGCTGTCCGAAACTTGTTGAATGTGACAACGCACAACTCGACAAACTGGTTGCAGCGATACAGGTTGTTGAAGCTGAACATGACATCCCGTTCTTTGACGCTGATCCAACAGCCAAAAAGCCTGCGAAGCGTAAGTCCAAGACGTTTGACACAGCAGAAATTGGAAGCATCCAATGAACGCCATCGAGGGTCGTGACCTAGACCAGCCTGGCGATGACCAAGCGGTCACCTACATTCGTGAACGCTTAAACGGCATTCAAGGTGCAGACAGGGCAAGGATGGCGATGCTCATCACGCAAGCCGAACTTGCTGGTCGCAGCATCAGCCTCAAAGAAACAAAATCTCTTCGAAGGTTTGAAATCGCCAGAGGGTTATTCCTTCTGTTCGACTCAGGCCAATTCGATGAAGACTTGGTGAAGGACATCTGTTCCCAAATCACCTCGCAGAAATACACAAAACCAGGTGAAGCCCTAGCTTGCCTTGACGTGAAACAAGCACAGCGATTCGCTAACGCTTGTCACGGCATCGCACGTGACCTGCTGAACCTGATCTATATCCCAGAAACCAATCAATTCCACATAGAGGAGCAAGCATCATGACAGACATATTCCTATCCGATGGCGGGAGCAAGTATCCCGCTTTGAAGTTTGAGAATGTCAACGACACCCACACCGGCACAGTCATCGAAGTAAAGAAGCTCGAAGACCGTGACCCTGCTGGGACAGTAAAAACTTGGGACAACGGCGACGTGCGATACGTCTTCGTATTCACCATGAACACAGCCGATGGCATCGGTAACCTTTGGGCACGAGGCAACATGGTTAAAGCAATCCGTGAAGCAGCTCAAGCCATCGGTGCATCGACAATGGTTGGAACGAAACTGACCGTCAAGTACACAGGTGATGGCGAAAAGAAATCAAAAGCCTTCAACGCACCAAAGTTGTACAAGGCCAAGGTTGAACCAGCCGTGAAGGATGATTCAGAATCAATGTGGTAAACCCACAATAAATCGTGACAGGTTGGGTATCGAGCGAACCCCCATTCGCCCCCTGCGGTACTCAACCTGTCGCACTTATTTAGCCAGGAGACAACATGACCATCCAAGACCTAAAGAACGCAATAGCGTTTCTTGAGAAAAGTTTCGTCGGTCAAGGCGACCAAGAACGACTCTTCAAAACCATTGAAGCACTTAAAATTGAAATTGCTAGGAGGCAAAAAAAATGATTGACAGTATCCAATTCGCAGAGTTAGAGCTGCGAGTCAACGACCTACAGAACGCCCTTGCACGGGTTATCGAGGAACGTGACAACTACAAAGACACAGCAGACTCCCTGTTCCGTGAACTTGAAGCCTGCCGGACAACACTCACCCAAGCCAACTCAGACATCACACGTTTACGCATCTTTCTAGCCCAAGGTGCCGAACTGTGAACCCGATGATTCTCTCAGACAAGGTTGCTGGCATTATCAAAGACCTAGAGGTTCAGGTCGGTATCAAAGACATCGCACTTAGTTCAGCGATGCGACGCATCGAAGACCTAAAGTCTGAAGTTTATGAATTGACCAACACCATTGAAGAACTGCGGGAATCACTCCGTGACAGATAGCGTCAAGAACTTCATTCTCGGTGTAGTCGCAACCACACTTCTCATGGTGTGCGCCCTGTACCTAATTAGCTTGGCAGCAGTCAACGCCAAACGTGAAGCCTGCACCAAGTTTGCAGACATCACCGGACAACAAACCACCTTCATCACCTACGGCCTAACCGAATCCCTCTGCTTCACCAACATCAACGGCAGCTGGACAGACATCAACCCAAACGAGGTAAACCCATGAACCAAACAGAAAACTTCCCAGACGCACCACACACCATCTCAGTCTTGGCTCATCGTGACCAGTCAGCGAACTGGGTGGCACACATCGCCAACCACGACATCATGACCGCCAAAGACACAAACGGCCTCTACCTGCTCGTCAGCCTTGACGAAGACGGTACCGTCACCATCGCAACCAAGCCAGGTAGTGCATGGGACGCTCGATGGTCGTCACCAATCAAACTGGAACGACGATGAGCAAAGACAACGAACTAGCCCTCGACCTGTTCATGTTGGGTTATGAACGCAACGAACTTGTGCATATGCTCAACGAAGCCAACCAGCTTATTGAATCATTACGCAACGAACTAGACGCACTCAAAGAGGAGTTAGACAAATAATGGAAGCATTCATCGCACTCATCGTCATTCTGTCAGCGTTCTTCTATTGGTTGACCCGATGATCTACCGAGTCCAATGCAACAAGTGTGGCTCGATGGTCAGACACGACACACAAATCCTTCAAGGCTGCCTCTGCGACCCTGATGCCCCAACATGGATCGCCATCCAACCGGACGGAAGAATGCTCAAGATGAGCCATGCCGATTACACAGTCTTCGAGCAATCATGACCCAAGCCCGTATCTGCAACTGCATCCCCAAACGTGCGCTACCGTCCAAACCGTTATGCGGAGACAAGCCAGACGACTTTGAAGAATGACTATGAAGACCCAATCGCAGAGTTCATAGAAGCATCAGCTGAAGGACTCTGCACCGGCTATGTCGTCATCGCCAACATTGAGCGCATCAACGGCGACCAATCATTCTGGGTGACCACCCTCCGAAACCAAACGGCCTCAACCAGCCTCGGCCTACTCGAATCAGCGAGCGCAGCAGAGAAGTATCGGATCGCCAGGTCGTTCAATAATCGCTATGACGAAGACGAAGACGAATAAGAACTACACTCGCAACACTTAATCCTTGGAGGGATATGAAACACAAACGAGTCAACAAGGGTTACAACTATCCCGCCTCAGCCTTACTCAAAGAGTTCCCAGACAATATGTGGGCATCAACAATCGGTGAACGACTCGGAGTTGGTAGAGCTGCAATCCAAACATGGCGTGAAGGCAACACCTACCTAGACCAATGGCGAGCAGATAAATATGCTTGCCTACTTGGTAAACATCCTTCAGAGATTTGGTCTAACTGGTTTGATGAAGTGGAGTTGGCATCGTGACGATGCGTGAAGAAGCCATCAGGCTCGCTGAACTTGGTATAAGGGTTATCCCTATCAAGCCTGGGCAAAAGTATCCACCGATGCAAGCATGGCAAGACAAAGCATCCAACGATATCCACGTCGTCAACGACTGGTGGACTAGCCAATACTCAGGTTATGGGATCGGTATTGCCACAGGGCAAACGAAACACGGACGCATCTTCGTACTCGACGTGGACGATAGAGAAGAATACAAAGGTTCCGACACGTTGCATGACCTGCAAGAAAAGTACGGTCAACTACCAGAGACCGTCACCGCCATCACCGGCACAGGTGGACAACACCTGTACTTCTACTGTGATGAAGACATACGCAACGACGCAGGCTCAAGGCTTGGAGTAGGTCTCGACATCCGAGGAAGTGGAGGGCAGGTTCTCGCAAGCCCAACGATTCATCCGAACGGTCGTGCCTATCAATGGGAACATGGCCTCAGCCCACACGAACGCAAACCAGCCAAAGCCCCAGACTGGTTAGTGAAGCTACTCACCAAACAACCAGAGATGGTCAAACCTGTAGGTCAACCGGACAACTTCCTCACCGACCCCAACACGCCCTCAGCCCGCTACTGCGCCCGCACCACATGGGAAGAACTACTCATCCCTGACGGCTGGACATTGGCTAAGACTGACCGTCATGGTGAACAGCATTGGGTTCGACCAGGCAAAGACCCACGAGACGGCACATCAGCCACCATTGGTCACAACGGCAACGACGCACTCATCGTCTTCACCTCCAGCATCCCTTGGCTCCCTGAAGGTGGCTACAACCGCTTCGGATACTATGCAGCGTCCAAACATGGTGGAGACTGGAAACAAGCCTCACAAGCCTTCCTAGCCACCAATGAAGGCAAACCCGAGCCAACCACACCAATCCCCACACCAGACGAAATGCTTTCGATGCTTGTGGATTGGAAAACCTTCTGGTCACTCGAACACGCAACCGAAGAATGGTTAGCCAAACCACTCATCGCCAAAGGTAGACAGACAGCCCTATTCGCTGGAGCAAAGACAGGAAAGTCCTGGCTCACACTCAACGTCGTCGCAGCACTCGCCTCCGGCAAACCCATCCTCGGACAACCAGCCCAACCACCCATCCATTGTCTGTATTTGGATTACGAGATGATCGAGTCAGACCTCTACGAACGCCTAGAACAATTCGGCTACACAGAAGACGACGACCTATCGCATTTGCATTACGCCCTTATTCCCAACCTCCCACCACTCAACACCACCGAAGGTGCCTCAGCCATCATGAAACTCGTAGAGCTGACCAAGGCTGAAGTCGTAGTGATTGACACCACAGGACGCGCCATTGATGGTGAAGAGAACTCTGCTGATAGTTATCGCGAGTTCGCCAGGACGACTGGACTCGCCCTTAAAAGAGCCAACATCTCCTGCATACGCACAGACCACGCAGGCAAAGACGGAGGCAAGAAACAAGGACAGCGAGGCTCATCAGCCAAGAACGATGACGTGGACATCGTGTACCGACTCGACAAGTCAGACGATGGTCTAACCCTCAAACGAACCCACACACGCATCAGCTGGGTACCAGAAACCGTGTCACTCATCGTAGAAGACCTAGACGACATCATCACCATCAGACTCCGCACCAAAGAACAACGAGGCTGGACACCAGCCGAAATAGCGTTAGCCAAACGCCTAGACGAACTAGGCATACCCAAAGACGCAGGAGTCAACGAAACCCAACGCATCGCCAAAGAACGAGGCCTCACACTCGCCCGCAAATCAGTACTCGGACGAGCCATCCAATGTCGCCAACAACCACGACCAGACCCCCTAGACACGGGAACCACCCTTGGGAACCACTTTACAGAACTCAACACGGACAAGGGAACCACCCCCCGTACCGTAAGGTACGGTGGGGTTCCGTCCCTGCCCCAGCCCACCTCAGCCTTAGACAATCAAGACAACATCAACCTCGAATCGGAACTCTGGTAACCATGCCCATCCAACGCCCCTGCTTAGTGTGCAGACGACTCACAACAAACATCCAACGCTGCGACACATGCCAGCAGGCATGGAACCACAACAGGAACAAGAAGCGAGTTCACTACCAAGGTGACTACGCCTCACGTGCGAAGCGAGTACGGGACACCACGCTCCTCTGTTGGCTTTGTGGCAAAGGCTCCAACCCTGAAGACCCTTGGCAAGCAGACCATGTTGTGCCAGGTGACGTGAACTCAGAGCTTCGGGGTGCGCACAGGTCATGCAACGCCAGTCGAGGCAACCGAGGCAAGGCATGACCCCCCCACCGGCAGTCTGGGGGGTGGGGTCAAACTCAAAACGCTTGACGACGAAACTACCTGTGCCGTGCGCAAGAATCGTGTGGTCTGTAGTCCCCTACCGCCTACACTTGGGTCATGCCGAAAGTGTCGACTGGAGTTGGACGAGGGAACAAGGCCGAACCGTTGGAGCGCAAACGTGCGAGAGGCGCACGGGTTCGGAATGGTTTGGCAGCTCAGCCGATGCCGGAGTCTGCGTTGGCGTTGGTGGATTTGGGTGCGATACCGGAACCGCCGAAAACTTTGGGTCAGGTTGGTTCGGCGTATTGGGGGATTTATTGGACGGCTGGTCGGAGACACCTGAGCGAGTTGCACGACACTCCGCTCATGACCAGGTTGTGTTCAAACTTCGACAAGATCGCAGAGCTGGAGATTTGGTTGGGGTCGGATGTCGAGCGTCGTTGGTATACCAGTCCGAACGGTCAGATCGTGACCCATCCAGCGGTCAAGCAGATAGATCAGATGGATGCGCAGAACACAGCGTGGATGAGTTTGCTTGGTTTCACACCAAGCGACAGAGCCAGGTTGGGCTTGGCAGAGATTCGGGTTGCGAATGAGCTTGACCAGTTCAGGAAGCGCAAAGCCAACGTGGTCGACACCGAGGTTGTATCCGAGGTCTGATGGTGGGCTTGTCACCGATTTTGCGAGAACTTTTCTCCATGTGTCGAAGGGTGTTCGTGCGGGTGAACCATTGGTGCTTACTGGCTGGCAGTCTGATTTATTGGATGATCTTTTTGAGCGTCGTGCTGACGGTCTCCTTCGTTATCGACGTTCACTAGTAGGCCTCAGCAGGAAGAATGGTAAGAGCCTTCTAGGTTCCTTGGTAGCTCTTTATCAACTCATCGAGGGTGAGCCAGGTGCCGAGGTGTATTCGGCAGCAGGTGACCGACAGCAAGCAAGAGTTGTGTTCAATGAGGCGAAGTGGCAGATTGTTCAGTCGCCAGCGTTGTCAGGTGTATGCAAGGTGTACCGAGATGTGATTGAGGTTCCGTCTACGGGTGCGATCTATCGAGTGCTGTCTAGTGATGCGAAACTTCAACAAGGTCTCAACCCATCGTGCGTGGTGTTTGACGAGTTGCATGTTCAGCGCGATTCGGAGCTGTGGGATGCGTTGACGTTGGGTTCGGGTGCGCGTAAAGACCCGATGATTGTTGCCATCACAACAGCAGGGTTTGACTTGGACACGATCTGTGGACGGTTGTATAACTACGGCAAGCAGGTTATTTCGGGTGAGCGTGACGATGAGCGGTTTGGGTTTTGGTGGTGGGAAGCACCGGAAGGATGTGCTGTTCATGACCGAGATGCTTGGGCTTTGGCTAACCCAAACTTGGCTGAAGGTTTGCTCGACATGGAAGACATGGAAGTCAGCATGAACCAGACGGCTGAGATTCCGTTCCGCAGATACCGGTTGAATCAATGGGTCAGACAGGAAGACTCACCTTGGCTTCCTGCGGGTGGGTGGGAACAATGCCAATCAGAACTGCAGGTTGATCCCGACTTGCCGATGTTTGTGGGGATTGACATGGCGTTGAAGCATGACTCGATTGCTGTGGTGTTGTGTCAACCTCAAGGTCATCGTCTGGTGGTGCGAGCCAAGATTTGGATTCCTGATGGGGCGATGACTGACATCGCAGCTGTCGAGCAATATCTGCGTGGCTTGCATCGTGAGTTCAATGTGCGTGAGTTTGCGTATGACCCAGCGTTCTTCCAGCGTTCAGCTGAGGCTTTGGCTGATGACGGGTTGCCGATGGTTGAGTTCCCGCAGTCTGGTCAACGTATGGTGCCTGCTATCGGAACGCTATATGAGTGCATTGTGAATCAGCAGTTGGCTCATGATGGCGATCCGATGTTCACCGATCAGGTGTTGTCTGCTGTGCCACGTCAAACCGATGCTGGACTTCGTTTGTCTAAGGGTAAGTCTCGTCGCAAGATTGACGCTGCGATTGCGTTGTCAATGGCTGTGGATCGTGCGACTCGACGTGAAGAGGTAGCACCTGTGCCTGGGTTCTTTGTAGTCTAGAGCCATGCTTATTTTCCTGCTAGAAGTTTTCTCAATCCTGCTCATCGCTTATGGACTATTCTTGATAGCAATTCCATTAGGGCTGATTTTTGTCGGCCTGTCAGTTCTATTGTTCACGGCTGCTTACGAGCGTGGTCGGAAAGGTAAGT